GAGGACACGCCCCTCTTGCCTAAGGCGGAGATCAAAAATCCGTTGGAAGAGGTAGAGGTTGATCCCTTCAAGGACCAGCCTGGTTGGTCGGAAACCCTTGTGGTTCCCCCGGCTGCCGACCACTCAGTCTCGTGGACAAAGAGACAAATTGAGAAAGTCACGACCAATATCGACACCCTGCTCACAGCCCCGCAAGGAAACGGCTACAACGAGAGGTGTGAGTACTTTTCTCGCCCCAACGTGTTTACCAGAGTTTCTAACCTACTCTGGCCTAACCCTAGGAACCCCCTCCCTAGGTCCGATGGACACAATGTTGGTGGCGATAGAGTCAAGACGCGCAATTTCAACGATGCCGTCGACGATATTGAGTTCAGGGCTGCCGGTGGGTACCATCTCAACTTGTATAAGACTCTGCGGAACTTCGCAAAGTCGCGCACGGAGATGCCCACTCCCCAGTATGTCATGAATGGCTCTGCCCGACCGGGTGACCACTGCCTGGTGCTCCGAGATCCACGCCATGCCTTTGGTGTGGTGAGACTCGTTATCAATCTTCACCGATTGAGTGAGACTAAGTCTGATCCCAAGGCTTATCTCGAGCAGGCCTACAAGATGATTCCTGTGGACCGTTGTTACTGTGGTCATCAAGATGTGTACCACTTCGACGACTGGGAAACAGAAGAATGGACCGGACTCGAAAGACCCACGCTCATGCGACGTCTCATGAATGGTGCCCACGCCCTCTTTGAGGAATGGGCTGCTACCATTGGGGCGTTCGTTCGCGTCGCTGTGACCATCCTGGCCGCTGTGGGAGCTGCAACTCTTACTTTCAAGGGGATTGACTGGGCAACCGGAGACATCCCTAAGATGGACCAGAAGTTGGCAATGAAGAACGCCAACTACGCCAGGATGCATGAGCATACTTACGGTAAGCAACCATGCAACCAGGTTCACAACAAGGAGGGATATGACAAAACAGCGTCAGCCCTCCCCCGGCACAACCATGAAGGATATGACAAAACCGCGTC